TACTTCTTTTCCTAGGATGCCACTTTCATATATTCTTCCATTTCTATTTTTGACATCACTTTGTAAAAAGATACCACGGATTTTGTAATTTTTTTTACCATTACCTGCGTCTTCAACCAGGTATTCTGCGTCTTGTATTTCTTCCGATATTAGTTTCATTAATTCTCTCTTGTAAGTCTAGGTATATTTATACAAATTCTTATCTAAACTCTATAATTATTGTATAGTTATCGCCTAAAGCAAAGTTTTTTGTACTTAATAACACATCACCTGTAGGTGTTATAGCGTTGTTGGTAACCTCATCTCCAGATGTTCTTAAATCCATATAACCGTTACCACCTAATATTAAAGCGTCAGCATTCGTAGCGCCGTCCCATATTATTTCAACTGCTGATTTAGAATTTGCCGTATTTATTGAATACCATATCCTAGCAATCTTTCTTAAACCATCTTCGGTCATAAATGTTGTTTCAGAAGCGTCAACTTTTTTAACCAAAGTTTCGCCTGTACTGTCTGACATGTTTGTAAGTTTAATTACATATTTAACACCAGAAGTATCTGATATTGTTTGAGTTGATACTACATCTGCCATTAGATACTCTCCATTATAGCTTTAACAAAGTTAGCATTTGCCTTCTTTGTTTCATCACATATTGTTCCTGCTGTATCAACAGTTTCACTACATAGTTCTTTTGAAACTTCAATACACCATCTTTTTAATTGTTCTATCATTATTCGTCCTTCCTATGTTTGCCTAAAATTTCTACAATTTCCCAAGAGCCGTCATTATAATGATGTACTTTTGCATACTTATTCAAGGATAAGTTTTTTGATTGAGATTGAGCCATCTATGTTTTCCTCCAGTTCTGCCTTGGATTTAATACATTTATATTGAATAGATTTACCTTTAGATGTTCTTTCTGCTACTCGTTTATGTTTAAGGCAATCACTTAAAGTATCTTGTATTCTGTGTTCAACAATCTCATGGTTTACAATCATAAGTAGGGCAAAAATTATCTCTATCATTTAACATATCCATTTTCTACTTTATAAGCTCGGTGTTCTTCTTGAACTTTTTCAAGAGTTGCTTGTACTTTTTCAAGTTGTTTTTGTAAAAATTCAATATTAACTTTATTGTGCATGCCTTCTTCTATTTGTTTTTGGATCTTCTCAATCTGCCCAGCCATGTGTTCTATTAACATAAACTGCTCACTATCGGCTGGAAGTGAACCTAAATCACCTCTCGGCCATTTGATCCTAAATTCATTATTCTTTTCTATATCACCAGAAAGTCTTTCGGTTACTTGCTCTAAATCTTTTTCTAAAAGTGTACCTTTAGTTTCTAAATTATTTAATCGCTCAACTACACCAAAATAGGACCACACGCCAATAGCAACGGCACCGATTATGGCAATTAGGTTTTTCATTGGCATACTTACAGCCGTTTGGTCTGATATATCTAATCTACTTTTACTCATATCCACTTTCTTTTTCACACTCTAACAAAAATTTAAATTCACTCACATTAGCGTCTGATTTTACTTTTATATTTCCTTCTCCCTCAATTTTTTCTTCTTCAGGTTTAAGACCGTAATTGTCAATTCCTGTAATTTCTAATTTTTCACCTTTACCATCAAATTCTAAAGTTAAATTACCTCCACCTTTAACTTCATACTTAACATCCGAAATACTAACCTTTGCTTCACTAGTGGCATTTTTAAGATCCGCTGGGTAAACTATATTTTCTTCTTCATTGTGAGCGCCAGTAACCTTAACAATAACTTTCTTTGTATCATCTACTAATTGAGTTATTACTACTGTCATTACTGTCCATCATAATAAGTTTTAGATAGTTCTCCACGCTCAACTGTAGTACCTTTTTTTCTAGTTCTAGCATAAACTTTTACTGTACCCCCACCTGGTTTAGTATAAGTTCTTATTCCACCAGAAAAAACAGAATTTGCTCCAGCGCCTGAATCTGAATATGTATTAGCTGCTGTAGCAGTATTTTCATATTGCCAAACACTACTTGAACCTGGTACATCTACCCATGCCATATTATTCTCCTAATTCCTTATCTATGTAATTATAAATTACATCCGTATTAACATTATGTTGTACACACACCTTGTCTATTGTTGTTTCAACTTCTTTAACAACATCTTTGTTATGATAATCTACTTGACTATAAAAATCATTAACCGCCTTTTTATGTAAAGGTGGTAATTCATTAAAGACCGGTGTATCTACTTCACTCGGTTTATTAAAATCAGATATCTTCATTTCCAGCTGGGGCCTCTGGTACTGCTGGCGCTTCTGGCGCTACAGTTGCTGGTGTAGTTTCAGGAACAGGTGCTGTTGGTTCAGGAGCAGTATTCGGTTCAAATTTAATTTCGTTTCCATCTGTATCTAAAATTGTATCCGTTCTTGGTGCTGGTTCCGTTACCACAGGTTTCGGGTCACTATGATCTTGTTCCAAATTTTTATCAAATATTTTTGCAGCCATATCAACTCTTTTTTGGTCTAATGCACTTGCTACTTTATCTCTTAAAGCATCCTTAAATGCTTCACCAGCTTCTGCGTTTTGACCTTTCTGCAAAGTATTAATAAACTTACTAACTTTTTCTGTCATTGTCTTTTCCTTCCATCATGCCAGGATCTTTTTGATATTGTGCCATTGGATCAGCAATGATACCATCATCAATTTCTTGTTTAATCTGGCGGTCTATTTTATCTATATCTCTTTCGTTTTGTTTTAAGATATTCTTACGAACATAATCAACTGAAAAATATTTACCTACATATTCTCTACATTGTTCGGCTAGTCTTAATCTTTCCATTAATAATTCTGAATCTTTTAATTCAGCAAAGTGTCCATCTTGTAAGAAATCATATTGCATACAATCTCTTACTGTAAACCAATCTTCATCCGTTATAACGGCTTTTAAAACTAATTGTGTTCTTAATATATCACTAAAAATTTCTGTAAATTTCTTTCTTAATCTTTGTACAAATTTTGTAAATTTAAGTTCATCTCTAGTAATCTCAGCTGCTCTGCCAAGATTGAAACCAGTTGACGCTTCTAATCTACTAGCAGGAACATTTAAACTTCTATAAAGTTTTGTTCTAAAGTATTCAATATCTTGAATTTCTCCTAGATGTTGTCCACCTTGTAAAGTAGAAATATCTGTTCCTCTTCCTCCATCTCTACTTGGTAACCAAAAGTCTTCAAGCATGGACATATAATTTCTATCGTCCCTAATTTCTCCTGTACTTGCGTCATAAACAAGTTTGTTTCTATATCTTGCCATCACATCACGGAGATACGATTCTGCTTTTACTTTAGGTAAATTTCCTACATCAATCTTAAATATTCTTCTTTCTGGTGCTCTTGCTATTCTGTATATAACAGCAGCGTCCTCAATCATTCTTAATTGATTAACAGGTTTAATTGCTTTATGTAAATAAGATAAGACCATATTTTTATTTTGGTCTATTAATCCACTTGGGCAAAATGCTATTGAGTCAACAGCAATTTTAATTCCACCAGATGTTGTATTGATAACACCCTTTTCATTGAATATAAAATATTCTTCCCATTCATCAACTACTGATAAACCATATGGTGTAGGACCATCTGGTCGTCTTTTTCTTATCTCACGAACCTTTTTAATTTTTCGTGGGTCTATGTATCTTAATTCTGTAATACCTTTTACTGGAGATTCTCTATCAATTACTTTATGATAATATAATCTTCCATCAACATACCATCGTCTAAAGATATCATGACCTCTAGTATTAAAATTCATCAATCTTAATACCTCTTGAAATTCGTCCTCAATTTTTCGTCTGACATCCTTACCGAATGGTAAGTTTTCTAGGTTTAATCTTACTGCGTCTTTTAATTCATTAGCGACAATACCCTCATTGACAATATCCTCTATTGCCATGTCGCACTCGGGGTGTAATGCTATTTCTCTATACCTTCGGATTAAGTCCTGCTCTGTTTTGGCAGTACCTTCCATGTCAAGGTATTGTCCAAAATAACCACCAGCGGCGATGGTTTGTGTACCATCATCCGCTTGTGGAACTGTAAAGCTTTGCTTTGGATCCGGTTTCTTATTAACTCTGGTAATAGAAAAACCAAATAATTCAGCCATAATTTATTCTCCTTAAAACTACACTACTATTTATAAGTAGTTTTTAAGTAGTTGTATTCGATTCAAAATATTGATACTCCAAATCAACTTCAAAAGTTTCAACTTCTTCTGCTGTTCCAAATTTTAAAGGAATACCCTGAATTGCTGTAGGAAAAGCACCTCTTAAAGTGTATGATTTGATAGTTGTACCATTTCTGTCTAACTGGTCAACAAATGCGTCAACTTGATAGTCTGCAGGATTTGTTAATCCTTCACCATCTGACATATTGTTGATACCATTTGACCATCTTTCAAATGCGTTTCTTAATTTGAAATTAGTATCATTTAGTACAGTCACCTTCCAAG